CGGAGTTTGTAGCACTGCAACCTTGCCTTTATTGTCAACAGTGTTGATGTCCTCATTCACTGCTCTTTTAATTATATTTGCTTGTTCTATTGTGAAGTTTGGCACTATCGTTCCTAATGGCTTAGGAGTGATTGCACCCTTTGCTCCACCATTCGCCGCCATCATCGCACTTGCATCAGCAGCATTATTGCTCATACGAAGTGTTTTGTATGCAGCTCGTAATGGCGACAACCCACGTAAGTGCGTTCTTGTAGTTGCATCAAAGTCTGGGTTCCAAGTTTTCCAAGCACATACTTGATCCTTCGGAATATCTATCCCTCTGTCCACCATAAGTCTATACCCAACGAGTCCGTAGAGGTCGGTAGGGTCGGGGTAGATGTCCAAGAAATGTGTTGGAAGCACGTTAAGCTCAACGAACTTACCGCCCACCTTTCCATCATTGCCGTAAATATTACCTTCTCCTGATAAAAATCTATAACCAAATAAGTTCTCGAGGAATTGGTCTTGTGCTTGGTATTCATTCGGTCTTTCTAATAATCTCGCTAATGCAGAGTTCATCACAATGTTCTCACTATATGCGTTCTTCCTCTCTATCACCGCCCTCTCAAACGCACCTTGATTGCCCAAGCCTTTTGTTAATTGCTTATAGCGAAGTAATGATGTCTTACCCTTCTCTGTATTATTTGTTTTGTAAACGTACCAAGGTATTGATGCCGCTTTACGTGCAAGGAATGACACGATGCTATACACATCCGCATTACCTAAATATCCCTCGTAAACATACTTACCATTCTCATACTCTTGTAACAACGCTCCGTTGATGCCCCTAATATTTGTTGTTACATTCTGATTCGGGTTTAAACCCTTTTTCTTGAATATGTCTAATAAACCCATCTATTTTTATATTGCACCCCAAGTAACACTTGGGATAGTTAATTTACTAAATATGCCGTATCTAAGTGCATCAAGAATATGGTCATTAAACTTCACGGGAGCATCCAGTTTGTTTCCATTGCGGTCCGTTTTCCAACGATAGTTTTTTATTTCCTTTAACAAATTTACACTATCTTGGTGAATAAACAATGGTGTCGCTTTTACCGTCTTTATTCCCTCCGTCACATCCTTGTTAGCCGGTTTGGCATTGAACCCTCCCCTCACTATACTCTCTATCGTTTTCGGTTCGGCTGCATCACAATACAAATCATCCCACTTTTCTATGCCTAATGTCTTTAGTCTGTCTATCACATCATCAGTTGTCATCTTCGGCTCATATATCAACTCCTGACAATACGCAGCATCTTCGTGGAACACAACCTTAACCAATGCAGTAGGCACGTTAAACCCAAAGTCCAATCCGTACACCACCTCTCCGCCCTCAGGCATATTCTCCGTTGTTTTCCAATGCGAGTATATCAAGTCTTGACTCAATCCCCTCTCACCCAAACCATAGATAGTCCAATAGTTCGGGTCTGCATCCTTTAATCTTTCCAACTCGGCTATCAACTCCGCTGGTAAGAATGGGTTATCACGGAAAGTTGTAATATAAAAATCCGCATTATCTCTTGGAATAACTGAATCGTAAATCCAAGATGATAAGTCAGAAGGGTTATAGTCAATCACTATCTTACCCTCAGTTCTCATTATCAACTGCATCCAAGCCTCATACGTCAATTCGTTAGCCTCATTGCAGAATAAATACTGCCTCGCCCTACCACGAATCTTTTGAGGTTGATCTGCCGATACAAACTCCACTATATTGCCATTCAAAGAATAAATCTGGTCCGTCTTGTTGTGATTGTCCTCACTATAAATCCCAAGACGGGAAAGTATATCTATAAAATCACGAAGAACAGTTCCCTTAATACTTGGAAGCGATTGCCTCACAATCGTTAAGGTCTTACCGTTCTCTTGTAACAATTTAACAATGAACCAAATTAAGATATTATAAGTTTTACCACTACGAGAGCCTCCTTGCATTACCGTTATCCTCTTGTCAGACTCCGTGAGTATCTCAAATATCTTGTTAGTTTTAAGTGTTGCATCCATTTTACGGAAAAATTAAATTTTAGTATTAGTTTATCAGTTTGAAAAGTAGGATATAAAAGGGTGTCATCGTATAGCTTTACTTTTATCAGTAGTTTATCAAGTTATAAGTTGCTTATCAAAAGTTAGATGGTCGATTTGGGGTTATCATTCTTGGAGATTTACCCCGCCTCGGTCTGGTTTCGTTTTCTTTAAGTCCCCCTCATTGTATCTTGCCCATATTCGGTCGACCTTTGCCACCTTGTCATACTATTCGCTTATAACGTATATTATGATAAATAGGGCGTTAATCTATTCATATTCAATTAGTTACATAGTATTTCTTCCTTTACTATTTGCGGCTTCACTACCTCGATTGATACCTGATTGAGTTGGCCCTCAATCTTATTTTCTATTTTCTGGGTTGGTAGGCCTAAGAAGTATTGCATGTACAACTTGATCGCGTTCATGTCGCCGTCCTTAATCTTAGACTCCAATACTTTAAATGCAGTTTCAGCCATTGGGGTAAGTTTCTCAATTATGGCTTGCTCATCCATACGTTTGGGGCGTCCAGTTTGGTTAGGACGCTTTCCGCCCCATTTGTATTTCGGCTTATCTTGTTTGCTTTCCTCTTGCATATACAACTACTGTTTAATCTATTGTTTCAGTCTTATTGGTAAATTCAATCAACTCCATGTTGTGGGTTAATCCATTTGCAGCGGGTTTTTCCCTTTCATATATTCTGAATTTCACCCAGCCATTAACATGGTTCACTTGATCTAAATAGGCTTTAAAATCAGCAGCGAATATGTTTAACACAATTTCGCCCTTTCTTTGCTTACTGATATAAAAGCCTTTCTTGTTCATCAATTACCATAAAATTACTAATTAACCAAATTATTTGCTATAATTACTTATTAATATTATGTTGAAAACTAACTAATTATAGAATATATAAATAAATATATAATAATAGTATAAATAAATTTTGGTTAGTATAATTAACAATAGTACTTTTATTGTCTAAACAATAACAATATGAAAAAGAAAAATGAATCTTCAAAGGTTAGTTACTTAACTGAAAGTGAAAAACTTGAATTAGGACGTTTGCCAATGTTTAAAATTTATAAAAAAGGTATGACGGATTTCCCAATTACTATAATATCCAAAAATTGGGATGAATATAATAACCAACAAAAAAATAGGGAATTTAAAAAATACTTAGGATATACAATTATTGAACTTAATTAATAAACACAATAAAAATACACACAATGAAAAAAGCACTTTTAGTTACACTTGCCCTTTATTCAATCATTGCATTGGTTACCTTAATTAATTGGAATATTCTTTAATCAACTTTAAAAATTACACAAAATGATTACACTTTGCATCCTATCAAATTTTAAAGGCACTACCTTAGAAACAATTAAGGCTGCATTTATTTGCATCTTATTGGATAGTACCTATTTATTACCCGCAATTTATTACAACATTTAAAAACTACACAAATGAAAAAAGAAACATTGAAAGTTATTTTATTTTTTATCGGTTTCATTTGTGCATTGAAATTGGTAAACATTATCGAACAATTATAAAAATTAAACACATGAAAAAGAATTTACTTGTTGCCTTCGTTTTTTATTCAATCATTATTCTTTGCAATTTAATTGCATGGGGTATTATCTAAAACACTAAAAAAGAAACACAATGGAAACACAAACTAAAACATTCGCTGAATTACGCAAAATTGTTGCAAAGATTCACAAGAGTATTAATGATGGGTATTTACCCGAATATTGGAAAGAATATTATAAAGATGAAATTGTTGAAACCGATTCAGGATATTATGCATTAATGAATAATTGCGTATTAATTGATGAAACATATTGGCTTCATTCTGATAATGATTCTGATTTGTATGTAATGGATGAAATTGATAATGAATACATATTCATGGATGATGCAATTGAGGTAAACAATGGAAAGATGTATTATTGGGTGCATGAGAATAAATATCTTAATGGCTCAAATGATATTTATAAATACAATGGTGAATATGTCGATGATAATTATATTGATAGGAATAATTTGGTATGGGCATACGAAGGAGGTTTATATCATGTAGATGATGTATATTATTGGGAGTCTGATGGAGAATATCATCTTGATCCCGAACCAAATGAAGGGTGCATCGAAAGTTATTCATTCAAGCCATCCCCGAAATATTTTATAACAAATAATGAATCATTCAAAGATTTGCCTTTATTTATGGGGATTGAATTGGAAATTGAAAATGAGAAAAACAATATCAGTAATGGTGAAATGTCAAATATATTGGATGATTCACATTTGTATTTTAAAACTGATGGCTCATTATCTGATGGATTCGAAATTGTTACGCACCCCTTAACATTTGAATGGATCAAAGAAAATAAGAGTAAATTTTCTGAAATGCTTGAATCCATCAAAAATAATGGATTTAGAAGCTATGATTCAACAACGTGCGGGATGCATATTCATTTGAGTAAGAAAAATTTTGGTGCATGGCATTTATATAGATTCCTCAAATTCTTTCAAGAGAACAAAGATTTCATTGTTGCAATTTCTCAAAGGAAAATAGACAATTTGAAAAGATGGGCAAATTTAGAAGATG